TGCAAGAAGTCTGATGGTAGCTCTACTGTAGAGTCACCGGCTACTGCTGTCGTGGTTACTACCTTTAGCATTTGACGAATACGTAACTCCCTACGTAAACGTGTTTCAGCAAGCCTGATAAAGTCAGGAATCATTGCCGTTAAATCGCTACGTGCTAGGTAACTGGCAATCGTAGTCTGTAAATCCGTGTAGTTAGTAAGACTCATATTCTACCAGCCCTTGTGCGAAATGCCCTGTTATCAGGGTCGTTTAACCATGCGTTAAATCTTTTCTTGTCTATTACTGCAAAGCCTCGTGTAATGCCTTGCTTTTCTAATTCTGCGAAAACTGTGAGCGGTATAGATGCTACCTTGTTGCCGAATGCATCCTCACTCCATCTTTTACGTTCGTCTTGAGCAGCGTACTCACGCTTGTTCATCTCAAGTATGCCAGTTATGTCTTGGCTCTTAGCAATGATTAGCTCATCACCGTTATCTATGAATGATGTATCTGTAATGCCGTTGGATATTATATTGCTCATAAGACCTCATAATGGGGGAGAGTTTCCCCTCCCCACATATCTAACTAACTATTAAGTTAAGTCAGCAATGATACCGTGTGCTGCTTCGTTCTTAACTTCTAATGTGTACTCTACCAATAGTTGAGTTACATCAGCATCGCCAGTTTTGGCTAGCTCATTAGTTTGGAATGGACGTAAGTAAGCTACTGAAGCCATTTCTGGATCTAGTAAGAATGCTACGTCATCATTGTCTGAGTTAGGAATGAAACGGTTTGGCACGATAGAGATAGTACCAAAGTCAGAAACATACACGTCTGCTGCACCGATGATAGATGCTTGAACATTGCTAGGTACGTCTTTATAACGTGTAGCGATACCGGCAAATGTAGATGCAACTACTTTTTGAGCTGGAGTTACCATCAAGATTGTTGGTGAACCACCGCTTACGTAAGCAGCTTGGATAACTGTGTTTAAGATAGTTGCTGTGAAAGCACGGTCTGTACCAGTAGTACGTGCAGTAGTACCAGAAGCACCAGCAGAACCACCAGAACCGTTAGAAGTGTTTGAAGCTAACCATGTTTGTAGACCACCCAAAGTACGAGCAGTTGTAGCATCACCAGCAGCAGCAACTTGGTTGCTTAATAAGATAGCTTCCATGTCACGTTTGATTTCGGCAGAAGCCTTAGCCAATTGGTATGCTTTCTCAGATTTACGACCAGCTTTGTTAACTGTTTCCAAAGTGCCAGAAACTTTAACAGTTTTAGCAGAGATTTGAGTACGGTTACCAATACGAGTAGTAGGTGACAATGTTGCATCAGATGCAGCAGCACCCTCAACTACAGCGTTAGAAGTGTTAACAGCAGCCAAGCTGTCTTTTTGCCACTCGTGGTATACGGCAGTAGCAGAAGTCTTACCAACAGATGTCATAAATGGAGTATCTGTAGGAGAGATGTTGTAGATTACATTAGCCAAGTCTTCACGTTGACCAATGGCGGTATAGGTTTGATATGTTGCCATGATAATTCCTTAAATAAAGTTTTCAAAAGCAGAAACCGCATCACGGATTTTGCCTGTTTTTTGTAATTGAGCCATAGCCTTCTTATGCTGGTCAGTATTTGTTGCTGTATTACTGTTACCAGACTTAATAGTCTTAGGCGGTTCACTAACCCTCTTGTTTAGTTGAGGCTTAGATTGTTGTAATTTGTCGTACTGCATTGCTTTGTACAATGCCATAACGTGCCGAGCATCTCTTACTGCTGATAGCTCTTGATCTGAGAATCCTAAGTTCTTTGCAAACGTACGCAAATCTGACCTTAGTGCCTCACCTTTTACTGGATCGCTGTATTCCGGTAGTGATTCAGACAATTTAGCAGCCTGTTCGGACAAGTATTGTTGCATTCCTTGCTGTTGCTCCGCTTGTTGCATCTCTGCAATGCGTTGTCTTTCAGCTTGTATTGCATATAACTTCTCTTTATTCTGCGACATCTCTGCCACTCGTACAGCGTAACCAATTGGATCAGAATCTTTTAAAGACTCTAAATCTTCCTGTGGTTGTTGAGCATTCAGTAACTGCTCCATTGCCTGCAACCGTTCTGCATAAGCATCGCGCATATATTTGGCTTCTTCAATAGCTTTTTGTTCAGCCTCTACTGCTTTGCGTTGCTCTGCTACTTGTTGCGTTTTTTTGGTGTAATCTGCACCTTGTTGCGCTAGTGATTTTAGTTCAGTTAAGGTTAGTTCTTTATCCTCGCCAGCGACTTTAACTTGAAACCGTTGTTCGTCTTGGTCTGATACAGACTCCTCTGAGCTATCATACTCCTGCTCAACTTCTTGCTCGTTACCACCTTCATCATTCTCTTGCTCTGGTTGTGCCTCTGCTTGCCCTTCTTCGGGTGCATCTTCACCGCCCATTAAACCTAAGAATGCGTTTGTTGCTTCATTGATAGTGCCATTACTTTGTGTGTCACTCCCGTTAGGGTTGGTGTCGGTAGTCATTTAAATCTCCAAATGCTAGTGCGCCTAGCCACGTTTTATAGATACTATAAAATCTTCCAGCGTTTGGCATTAATCTTGCGGTCATCTGCCATGCCAACTATATGTGCCATTACTTCACGGATGGCTGTTAGCTTTGTGTAAGCATCTTGTCGCTCATCATAATCGTAAAGCGGTGAATTAGCCCACCGCAGCATTTGTAAATCTTCCATCTCTTTAAACACATCCAAGAAGTTTTGGTCTTGGAGCATATTGTTTGCCCACTCTGATTTGGTCACATGAACCTTCCAGCACCGCTTGATGCTGATTGTGCTGCACCTTGACCGCCAAGTAAACCAACACTTGCTTGTGAGTCACCTTGCATACCTTGTGCGCCTTGATACATTGCTGGGTACAATTGTGATATATTAATTGGAGTAAATTGTTGCGTAGGCATTGCAGCAATAGATTGGTTATAATTTTTAGTGATTTGATTTGGTTGTGCATTATTACGCATCAATTCAAATAAAGTTGGCAATAAACTATTACCATTTGCTTGCATTCCCATAATCTATCCTTTATACACTATATCTAGTAGTTTAGTCTTCATAACCTACTACATCTTGTGACTCTGCCTTTATACCACCTTTTACCATTTCATTCAAGCTAGTGATGGCTGACATAATAGCGTTAAGCTGTTCTGTTTGTAGTTTACCGTCTGTTGCCTGTGTCTTTAGCTCAAGCTCCATCTGTTTCAATTGAAGCTCGGCTTCCTTGATACGGTAGTCACCTTCCATTTGCATTTGTTTTTGTTGCATCTCTAGCTCTTTACGAGCATTGTCTACCTGCATTTGCTCACGGTCTAGTTGTAGCTTGGCTTGGTTAGTTTGTGCAGTAAGTTGAGCCTTGTCTGCTTCTACCTTGGCATACAATTGCGCTGCCTCAGACGTTGGGTCAGCAGGTGGCTGTGATGCCTGTTGCATTATTTGCTGTTCAACCTCTGGTGTAATGTCATTAATGAATGATGTGGTGTCTTTAAAGCCAGCCATTTCAATCATGCGACCAAGAGTGCTACGGTATTGCGTTACAGTCACCAATGGGTTGTTAGCACCGTACTTGCCGATGATTTCTTCCTGTTTAGCCATAATCATTTGCAGCATAGCAATCTGCTCTTGGCGGTTGCCGTTGCCCAAGCCTACGTTGATTGATACCTCGTATAGGTCAGACCATTCACGTGGGTCATAAGATACCCATTTGCCACGCATACGGATTGTTTTAGCTTGGTTTTGGTATTTGCATAGTAGGTGCAATATGCCACGGAATAATGATTTAACACCTGTTTCAGCAAAGATACGAGCCATTAGCTCTAGCTTACCTGCTGACTGTTGCATCATGGCTGCCACGGCTGTTGCTGTAGTGTTCTGAAGCACGTTAGCATCAAGACCTTGCTGTAGGTCGCTAACACCAGTTCGTTTAGCCTGTACACCATCCAAGTATTCCATCATTGGGAATGATTGACCGGCTGTGTTCTGTACGTTTAGTTGTGTAACTGCTTGGTTATTCTTAACACGAACAACACCACCGGCAGTAGACGTTAGTAAGTCATCTAAGTTTACTTGACCCTCTACGGCTGTAACACGGGCATTGTTTGTTAGGTACAAGTTGTCTAGCATCTGACGTAGGATAGTAGACTTGGTTAGTTGCAAGTCCATTGTCCTGTCGGCTAATGATTGACCAAAGAACTTGTGTGGAATAGGAATTGGGCATACAGAATGGAATGGCACATAATCGCATTCTTCGTTAGACAGTATTGTTTCACCGCCTAGGATAACCCTGCGTAGCTCTAACAAGCCGTTGTCGTTAGTATCTACCTTGATGTAGCACTCAAATATCTCAACTTCTTCCATTGATAGGTCGCTGGACTGCGTGTAGTCTGGCAACTCATCACGACCAAAACGAGCTAAACGCTCTGGTGCGTACTCTAAACGGTCGTTAGCTGGGATTGTGTCTACGATAGACTTCTCGTAACCCATAGCAATCAAGTCACCACGGGCAATCATTCTACGGTGTGCTGTGAATGGTGAGTCTTCAATGGTCTTAGCACGTTTGCTGATTAAGAACTCCTCTGGTGGGACATTCTCAATAGCGATACGGCTCTCATCGTTTATCTTTTGGATTGTAATGTTATGCGTATTGTAAGGTATACCATCAGAACCAATTACTACATCTGTAGTCTGCTTGGTGATTTCCCACTCGCCAGTCTGCATAATCATGGCTAACTCGTCATCGGTTAAGCCTTTATACTTCTCTTTGATGGTGTCTTTCTTTTCTTCCCAGTAGGCTTTAACAACACCGACCTTCTGTAGCAATGCATCCTTGAACCAGTTGTGTAGGATTAAGAAACCATCGTTGTCTTTATAGAATACCCAATTAGCCATGTCACTAGCTTGGTCTGCGAGTTCTTCTTCACCGTCTTTAGTAGGCTCAAAACGCACAGCGTCTTCGCATGACGTGAATACACGGATCAGTTGAGGCAATGCACCGTCTACGGCTTCAGCTACCTCACCGGTAACTACTTGGCTGCGACCTTCTACCTCAGTACCGTACTTATCACGGAAGTAGTAGCTCATCGCATCAGCACGAGCTTGAACCGTATCTGACTCTAAGTAGCCAATAGCGTTATTGATTTCATCAGCACATAGTGCCTTTAATGTCTCTTGGTTCATCATACGACCCATGCCTTATTTTGTTGTAATGGTTGTGACCACGTTGTGTCTGCTTCTACTAACCCTATTGCTAAATACCTAAACGAGTCTGCAAAGTGTGATGACCAGTCGTGAACTGGCTTATCGTAAAACACATTCTGCTTCTCGTTAAACTCACGTCTATAGTTACGTAATGCTACTAGACCGTTCTTTGTGCCTTCTATGTCAAACCAGCATCTCGGCAGCATACGTCTGACCGCTTGAATGCCATCTGCTATAGATAGGCTTGGTGCTACTGTTACATCTAGTCCAGCTTCCATTAAGACTTCTAAACGACTGCGACCTGTTGTCATCTCTCTGACTCTTACATCGTGCGGAAGAATCTGTTGACCTTTATCGTAACCATTGTCACGTAACCAGCTCACATAATAATCTAGTCCGACTCCGTGGTTCTCAGTACAGTCTACTAGCTGTATCTCTTTGCCGACTATCTGAGCTACCCAGATACAGGTTGAATCACTTACACCTAAGTCCCAGCTACAAACAAGTTTAGCTAGACCATCTTTAGGAACTTTAGTTACTCTGTTCTCGTTGTCTGCATCCATTAGTAACTTACCGTAGTAAGCACCCTCTACTGGGGCATCAAAGCTACACTCAAACTCTTGGCGGTATTTATCATCGCCCATCTCATTACGTGCGCTTGCTAACTCTGACGGGTCTATAATACCTGTATCGCTAGCCTTAAACTCTAAGAACTTCCAACCATCAGTCACTAATGCTCGTTCTTTGAACTCTTTGAAGTGGTTGTTGCCCTTCGGAGTACCAATAAATAAGCAGTAACCTTTTCTATCGGCTAGTGCTGGTCTTAAAATCTCGTTCCAAATCTTTGGGTCTTGGTCACCTACCTCATCTAGTACAACACCATCAAAGTATTGTCCCCGTAAACTGTCCCCATTCTCACTACCGTATAGGCTTATCCTTCTGCCCAGAAAGTCCACTCTTAGCTCTGCGATGTTTGCAGTACCACCAAGTGAGCGAGTGTATTCTGTAAGGTAATCCCATGCGACCCTTTTAGCCTGTGAATAAGTAGGTGCTATGTAAGCGTACCTTGGATTCTTTTGTCCGTTCTGTAATGCTGAATGAATCAATTGCACTATAGCAGAAACAGTTTTACCCATCCTACGATGCGCTACAGCTACAACAAAACGATTCTCTCTTACTGCCTTGTGTATCTCTTTCTGTGGTAACCGAGGCTTGTAGCCTAAGTCAATTGGGTTAGTAGTTGTCATCTATACCCGTTACCACTTGTATTAACAATGGTGCATCAGCATCACCGCTTACTTTGTTCTCTTGGACTACTTTACCGTCCATTCTGTCAAAGACTTCTTTGATAGCAGATACGTCACCATCCTCTGCTTTAGCCACTAGAGCCTCACTAATAGTCCTTGCTCTTAGCCCTTCATTCTGAATTAATATACGTTTCAGAGTTTCATTCATTAATCTGTTGATTTTACTTGAATGAGTGTTACCTTGATTAGCCTCTGCTGCCTTCTCTCTGGCTGCTGCTAATTGTGCTGCTTTTTCTTCTGTCATTTTGTTGTGACTCCTAGTAGGTTGGTCACCCTGTTGTTAAAATTAGTTTACCAGTTATGTATTGCGTTGATAATAAGAGTGAGGTTAGCTATTACTGCTAGTAGTATTATTGCCCAATGGTCGTTCATTTTTTAGCACGGTTCGCTTCACTTAAGGCGATTGCAATGGCTTGTTTGCGTGACTTAACGACTTTGCCACCCTTGCCGGAATGAAGCTCTTTGTCTTTATACTCGCCCATAACCTTGCCAATCTTTTCGGCTGCTTTATCTAATCGCATAATTAATCCTCGGTTTCAAAGTCTTTACGTTCCCATACAGAGCATAGACGGGAGTTATGGCAAATCAAATCTAGCTTATGGCAATACCCTCTCTGAGCTTGACCATCATACAGGTCGTACTTGTTAAGTGGGATGGCTTCCATAGCCTCAAACATTTCTGGAGTGTTTTCGTAATAGGAACAATTGCCACAGCGTTGACGTTTGGCTTCTGCTGGTGTGATTCGGAACATCTTAGCCATCTTTGCCCAGTACTCGGTATTAGGCAAACTTGGGTTCATTGCTCCTAGAGAATAGTTATCAATGGCATTCTTGGTGTTGTCAGCAATCTCTTTGGCTGTGCCAATAGTAGTCTTTGTGTCTAACAAACCTCTTGCCATAGTTATTCCCTTAAAAAGTAGGAGGTTCTCGCAACTAGACTACCTCGGAGTCTACCCTATCACGTCTGAGGGGCAATGGTTACTTTCTAGCGATGTACAGTCGCTGGAATAAAAGAGTAATGCAGACTCGCACTACTATAAATCGTTACGTGACTTTACCATACTAATCAATCGTGGTCAATATATCACTTTTAATGGTTTTAACTATGGTAACGTGTCTAAAAAAGAGCAGAATGTAAACACGTACACGCTAATGTGTACACTTAATCAACAGGAGATTCATCATGTGGACATCACCAGCAGCTACTGAAATGCGTTTTGGCTTTGAAGTTACTATGTACGTAATGAACAAATAGTCTAAACATTTGTTTAAACATAGCCGGTCAAGACTGTTCTTGGCTGGCTAATCTTTTAAGTTCTGCATTAGCATAGAACAGTATCTTTTTAATTCCCCTTATCTCGTCACAATGTGATGCCTGACCGTAGCGGTAGCACTC